GTTTAGGATGTATGAAATGATGATATTTATACCTAATGAGAAAAAAACTCATAATATAAATGCAGATGCATCTCCTTTTCAGCCTACAGATATTATATACAAAAAAGCAAAAGATTATATATTTAAAAAATATCCAACTTTAAAATAATAAAATTATGGAATTAAGACCTACATTAATAAAAGATAGATTGCCTAATGTAAAAGATGAGAAGTATGGGCCTATAGATGAAGATACTTATATTAAGCTTTATGATGAAGGATATATTGAAGATGAATATAATATAATTAAGAAAAAACAGAAATCAAAAAAAGCAAAAGAAACTAATAATCTAGATTAATAATAAAAAAGTAAAAAATGGCTACAATCGTAAATGGTACTAATATGATAGTACAAATAGATGAAAGTACTTCTCCAGGTGCTGGAGGTCTTACTACAATAGCAGCAGCAACAAGCTGTACCTGTAGTATTACTATAGATACAGGAGAAATTACTGATAAATCAAGTGGAGATAGAAAAGAGTTCGCAGGACTTTCAAGCTCATTCACAATAGATGCAGAAGTATTCTATAATGAGGATGGAGCTGTAGATATGCAAACTTTATTCCCTGCTGCTTATGGAGATGCTAATGCTTCTCAAAATGGAGTAGTACAATATCCAAGAATAGTATTTGTAAGATTTCAGGGATCTTCTGCTACATATTCAGGAAGTGGATATATTACTTCTTTGAGTGCTACAGGGGGAACTGAGGATGCAGGTACTTACTCTGTAAGTATTCAGGGAACAGGTACTCTTACTCAAGCTTAATTAATTAAATGTTGAATTATAAAAATTATAAAAAATGGCTGTAAAAGTTATTTCAGGAAGTTCTTTAATACTTCAATTAGATCAATCTGATAATCCAGGATCTCCATCTTATGTAACTATAGGAGGCTCTACATCTTGTACTTTAAATGTAAATCAAGAAGTAATTGATACAACAAATAAAGATTCAGGAGGTAGAAAATCTTTTATAAATGGAGTATTCTCTTATACTATGGATTGCGAAAATCTTTTTACTGATGGTACTTCAGATGGAGAAACTATAAGACCAAGTACCCTATATGATGCTTTAGATGGAGGGCATAGAATTGCTTTAAATTTTAAAGTAAATACAGGGCAAACAGGAGCTGTTCAGTATTCAGGTTATGGCTTTATTACTTCTATTTCTGCTAATGCAGCTGTAGGAGAGTGGAGTTCTTATTCTGTTAGTATTCAGGGAGATGGTCAGCTTACTAAGTCGGCTGTATAGGGTTAGTTATTATAATTATTTCTTTATATATTTAAGGAAATTTTAAAAATTATGG